CACCGCGTTTTCATTCTTGCCCCGCGTCTGCTCCCCCTCCACGTTGACCGACCGGCTGACGTTGATCATGCTGCCGTGAATGTCTGCCCAGTCCAGGCCGATGACCTCGCCAGGGCGCAGGCCGGTCAAGACCTGGAACCTGTAGGCATTGATGTATTCATCTTCCACGGTCTGGCCCCGGTAGGTGGTCGTGTCTACGTTGAACAGCTTCACCAGGTCGGAGGGCTGCAAGATCGTCTTGCCCTTGTACCGGGCCCCGGCGGGGATTTTCAGTTCTTCCGGGACATAGGCGGACAGCCTGGCCTTGCGGCAGTATTTACAGAAAGCCCGGAGATCAGCGGCCAACAGCTTGAGCACCTTGCGGCTGCGCCCGGCAGCGTATGCCGTGTTGAGGATCTCTTGCAAGTCCTGATCTGTCAGCTGATTGACCCGGCGGGATCCAATGGCCGGGGCTATCCAGTTGCGCCAGCGGCTTTCCGTGGGGCGGTAGTTGGTAGTGCATGTCGTTTGCTCTACCTCACGTAGCCACAGCTTGCCCGCATCGGCTACTCTGGGCGCTCTGGCTGCTATGCCGTCATCTAACCATGCGTCCGCTTTAGCGTTCGCTTCACGCTGCCCGGTACGGCCTGGGCGGCTGCTGTAGAAACTCTTGCGCTTGCCGTCGTGCTGAACGTCAATGCGCCACATTTTGCCCGTCCAGCGGGCTGTGTTCGTGCGTTTACCCATAAAACAAAACCTCCTTACAGGTACACTTTGACAAGCCCACCTGAAAAGAGGTATAATAGCCTTGCGTGGGGGCTTTACTCCTCTTTTGGGGTGAGCATCCTATTCAAAACCGTTCACGGCTGCAACCGTGGGCGGTTTTTTCTTTTGTATGCAGTATAACCAGCGCGGCCCGGCGCTGATCGGCGCGGTGCTTCGTCTTGCTGCATGTATACTATACCAACTTTGCGCCGGGTTTACATTCTGTGCGGAAAAAACTTTTTTGAAAAAATTGGTATAGTAATAAAGCAAGCAGAGAAACGAAAGTGACAGCGGCCAGATGCACGCTTGAAGTTTCCTGCGTGGCCCGGCGGGCGGCTGATTTCTCACTGCTTCTATACTATACCAACATTTATTTTCTTGCAGTTTGTTTACTGCGAAAAAGTTGGTATAGTATCAGAGCGGCGGAATGGTGGCGGGATGTGTCCAATGTGGACACGCTTTTATTATTCTGTGCTGTTATCCTGATTGTCTGTAATCTTATATTTGGGGATTTGTGTTAGTTCTTCTATTCGTTCTATTGCAACATCTTGCCCGTCACGATTTAGTAATTCTAGCAAAGGTTTTATTCTTTCTATGGTGTCTTCTAAATACATGTCGAAATTTGTATTATTTTCGCTATGATTAAAAACGATTTGGTCATAAGAATCTGGATGATTTTCTATCCAAAGAGCTAATTCATCTTGTAAATCCTCAATAATCAGTGTTGGTAAGACACCAAGGGCCTTTGAAATTTTAATAACTGTTTCAAGATGTGGCTCTCTGGCTCCTCGTTCATATTGCTGAATTGTTATAGCAGCTAATCCACATTTTGCGGCTAACTCTTTCTGAGTTAGGTGTGCTTTTTTTCTATATTTTTTTATGTTTTCTCCAGTAGTCATAATTTCACCACCAAATTATAGTTTAATGTTATATTACCAGAAAAGCAAAAAACATTCAATAGAATTATTTAAAAACTATTGACACATTCACGCGAATATATTATAATGCATACAAACGAATGCAAAAGAGGTGATTTAAACATGAAAATCAATAGCCAGAAAATTGAACTCATGGCCGCAAAGCAGGGCATGACCGTCACTGACCTGGCAAGGGCCATGAAGATGACTTACCAAAACTTCAATACGGTTCGCCGCCGTGGCAGTTGCAAAGCGGTTACCGTTGTACGCATTGCCCGCGCCCTGAACTGTGAGCCGGAAGAAATCATTATCCCGGAGAGTTAAGCAAAATTAGACAGTACCAAAATCTAGCCGCACATTTAGGGGTTGTATGCCTCGGTAATGAAGTTATATACCCCCACCCAAGAAAAACGCCGTAGCCCCCAAAAAACAGGGCTTCCCGCGCATTTAAGAGCGAAAGCAGAAAGGAACTTGCAAAATGATCTACTTAACCGATGAAATTTCACTTACCGCTGATTCTATCCAGTACATTGTCGGAAAGCCGGTGCAGCGCCCCGGCAAAGGGGTTGAAATGCAAAACCCGAAATACTACCACAAACTAAGCGCCGCCTTGCAGCAGGCTGTTACAGACTGCGTCCGCGCAGGCGTGGCGGATGAACGCATTACCGAGCTGCGCCAAGTCGTGGCGGAACAGGCCCGGCTTGAACAGGAGTTCAGCGAGAAGTTAAAGGGGGTGTATGTCTGATGGTCCTTTATGCTACCGACCACGAGCGGCAGTTGATCGTTGCCGCCCTGAGTTTCTACGCCCAGCACCTGGGCAATATTGCCAGTACCGCCGAACAGGCCCAGGCCGCCGCGCTGGCTGATGAAGTCGAAGCCTCTTCCCGATGCCTTCCACCGCCCCGGCGGGGCAGATGAGAGCAGACCGTTATGCGTTTTCCTCGCGCGCGTAGTATAAGCACCATCTTTGCGGGGAAAATTCGATTTTTTACATAACTCACAGTTCACGCCCGCGCGCGTGTATAAAGGCGCAGGCTGAAAGGAGAATCAAACTATGTGTAAACCGTTCTACAATTTGCGTGTGCGTTTTGCTCAATGTGAAATGTCACAGAATGAGGTTGCCCGCGCCGCTGGTATGGCATCAAGCACCATGACCGCCCGCATGACCGGCGCACAGCCCTTTGATGCGTGGCAGATTGAAAAAATTGCCCAAACGTTGAACATTCCGCCAGAAGAGTACTACAAGTATTTTTTCGACCATAAAAAGGCGGCGGGCTGATGGCAAATCGCAGAATGTTTAGCCTTTCTATCGTTGACACAGATCGCTTTCTTGAAATGCCATCCAGCACCCAGGCGCTGTATTTTCATTTAGGGATGCGAGCCGATGATGACGGCTTTGTAGCTGCACCGAAAAGCATTGCCGCAATATGTGGCTGCTCTGTTGATGATATACGGCTGTTAGCAATGAAAGGCTTTGTACAGGCATTTGAAACGGGTGTTCTTGTTATCACGGACTGGAAAGAGAATAACAAAATCCGCAAGGACCGTTACACGCCTACCAAGTTTATCCACGAAAAAATGCTTTTAGGTGACAACCAAAATGACAACCAGAGTGACACCCAAACTGCAACCAAATGGTTGCCACAGGATAGGTTAGGTAAGGATAGGATAGGTAAGGTAAGAGAGAGTAAAGAGAGAAAAGCGGACAGCGCCGCTTTTCCGCCCTCTCTCGCTGACTCTGAAAAAAGCAAACCAAAACGGAAAAAGCAGGAACATCCACAAGAAACTGTAGCCGACGTATTCCGAACCTTTGCTGGAAGTGATGCAGAACTTGAAAAGGCTCTCACGGATTTTAATGCCCTAAGGGCTGCGAACAAAAAGCCCCTGACCCCGCGCGCGGCTGAATTGATTTGCAAGAAAGTTATGACCCTTGCAAAAGAAGCCGATGTAAGAAATACGCACGGTTACATGATTGCCGTTTTGGAACAGAGCATTGAACGCGGCTGGGATGGTGTTTGGTCTTACAAAGGTGACTTTAAGGACACTTCCGCCGTTCATGGCTCAGACACAGCAGACCATCCGCGGGAAATTGGCCCAGACGATGATATTACCCAATACCTGTAATGTGTCCACATTGGACACGCCAGCCCCGGCGGGCTGTTTGAAAGAAAGTAAAAAGCACCTTATACGCAACAAAGGAGATAATGAAAATGCAGTATGATGATGCGCAGTTACCCGCTTACGCCTATGCTTACAGCCCCTACACTGGCGGTATTGTTCGCATTGTGCGCGGGGAGTGTGCCATGTTTGGCGTGAATAACCAGACCTGCGTAGACGAGATGAACGCCGCTGCCGGTGTTACCCGCGCCCAAGCCGCTGCTATGTACAACGGCGCAATGCGTGGCTGGAGTACACCTTACGCTATACCGGCCAACTACAACGATGTCGGTATGTACATTGGTTTGAAAGCAGAGACAAACTATTATGACGAATAATCAAAAAGCCGCTTCAAGTGCGACCAACACCCAAAGCGGCAGACGGTAAAGCGTATGACAGCGCCATTTTACCGCCCTCTATTGTACCCGAAAATGGAGGTAAAAGCAATGAAAACCGAAAAAAATATCAATCTGACCGCCTACACGGTGGAGTACATCGACCAGCGGGAGCCGAAGCCCCGCACCATACGCACCCAGACCGTTGTGCTGGATGGCGGCAAGGTCAGCGCCCTGGCCCGGCTGGATATGCGCCCGGCGGGCTGGATCACTGCGCAGTTTGAGCGAGACGGCTACACCGTGGCCAGCGTCCACAAGGGCGAGACTATCACCGCGCACGTTGACTTATTCGACCTGTGGCAGCAGACCATGACCAATATCGAACATGAGCGCTTGAAGATTCAGATTAATGCAGCTATTGCACAGCTGAACAGTGTTGGGGTGGAAGCATGAAAGTTAGCAGAGGATTTCCCGCACAGCGTTTCCGCCCTAATGTGTGGGAGACTATCCAGGCCAAGGCGGTATTCATGGCAGAGTACCAACACAGCATTAAATGCTGTAAACACAATGAAGCAATAGTAAATGCTTTGTGCGCCGTGTGGCAAGCTGGGCGCATATACCAGGCGGCGGCAATGTTCGCTGATACAGTAACCGAACGTGTTGCCGTATATGATAAACTCATGTATGCGGATGGCATGAGCATCAAAAGGAATGAATAACTTTGAAGATACGCATTACATATACAGCGGCAGAGACCGCCAGCTTTGAGCGCGTTCGCGCGGAACTAATGCATACTTTTCCAGATACGCGGCAGCATAGCAGCGCCAGCCCCGGCGGGGTAAAAGTGTGGTATTTAACGACTTGCAGCAAAACCAAGCGCGAAGATAAGTAAAATTGCTGAATTATATTAGACTATACAAGACAAGCTGCTTTTGTTGGTATCTGCCCCCCCTGGGAGAGTACCCCCGGCCCCTGAGCAAGCGACCGCGTCCCGTCCAGCGCCGAAATACCCCCGACAAACCGAATCGTTTAGGGGGTGGTGTTTAATCACTTGCAGAAAGACTTTGTTTGTGGTAAAATAAATATATCACAGAGTACCGCCAACAGGTAAGCCACACAGGCGCAGGGAAAGGTTAAAGCCTTTTCTTGCGTCTGTTTTTTTGCGGTTAAATTCTCCTTCACCTCTAACAAAATAAGCGCTTCGGGCGGCGCTTACTTCCACCTTACGGTTTAGGGCGTTCTTTTGGCTTTAATCTTTCCCTGTGCTTATGTGCCTTTATGCCTAAAAAATGGCTTGTTTTATGCAAAAAACGGCCGTTTTTGGCGGTATCTGCACCCCTGGGGGAGTACCCCGGGGCCAGGGCCTGGCGACCGCGTCCCGTCCAGCGCCGATTTACACACGGGGCATTTTTAAGCAGATGGCAGAAAGCGGCAAAAGCTGCTTTTCGCATAGATTACGCTACGGCAGCGGTAAAGCCGGGAAAGGATAACACCATGCACGAAACTGTAAACCAGGAAGTAAACGGCACTGCTGCCGCACAGCAGGAACCCCGCACGTTTACACAGGACGAGGTCAACGCCATTGTGGCCGACCGTCTGACCCGTGAGCGTGCAAAGTATGCTGATTATGACGATCTGAAAGGCAAGGCAGGCCGCGCCGATGAAGCAGACAGCCGCGCCGCTGCATTGCAGCAGCAGCTTGATGCCATGAAAGCCGACAGCGACCGCCGCGAGATGAAGCAGCGCGTTTCTACTGCTACCGGCGTACCGGCGGCTCTGCTGACCGGCGAGACCGAGGAAGCCTGCACCGCCCAGGCACAGGAGATCTTGAAGTTTTCCGCGCCTGCCTACCCCAATGTAAGGGACGGTGGCACCGCTGGCGCTATTGGGAATATCCCTACAGCACAGCGCCACACAACGGATTTGTCGCCCGCGTTTAGTCGTGGTAATAAGCATACACCCAAAAAGCCACAATTTTTCAGTTACTAAACGAGGTTGTATATATGTCTGTTGAACTTACCACTAAATTTGCACCCCAAACTGACGAACTTTTTAAAGCCGAAAGCAAGACCTTTCTGCTGACCAACACCGATTACGATTGGACGGGCGCGCACGCTATCAAGCTGTACAAGATCAGCACCACGCCCATGAACGACTACGCCCGCAACCGCAGCGCAGCCCCGGAGGATAGTAGCGAGTCTTTGTCTCGCTATGGTCAGTTGCTTGACCTGTCCGCCACCACCGAAGAACTGCTGCTGAAGCATGACCGCTCTTTCATCTTCAACGTGGATCGCCTGGACGAGGACGAGACCCAGGGCCAGCTTGAAGCAGGCACCGCCCTGGCCCGTGAGCTGCGCGAGGTGGTCGTTCCGGAGGTTGACACCAACGTGTACAAGGTCATGACCGACGGCGCAGGCACCAAGCCCGCCGCCGCTGCGCTGACCAAGTCGAATATTTACCAGGCTGTCCTTGCTGGCTCTCAGGCGCTGGACGATGCCGAAGTACCCGAGACCGACCGCGTCCTGACCGTCACCCCGGCCACCTATGCGCTGTTGAAACAGGCCGTTGAATTTGACCACACCGAGATTGGCGCAGATATGCGCGCCCGTGGCGTTGTTGCCATGCTGGACGGTGCTTCTGTGGTAAAGGTTCCCGCCGTGCGTCTGCCTGCCAAGTTTGGCTTTATGCTGGCCCACCCGTCCGCCACCGTGGCCCCGGTCAAGCTGGAAGATTTCGGCATCCACAACGACACGCCGCTGTCCAGCGGTACGATCGTGACCGGCCGCGTCTGCTATGACGCGTTTGTGCTGGACAACAAAAAGACCGGCATTTATTACCAGGCTACCACCTGATTGTGCAAAGTGCCTGTTTGCGTGGCCTGATCCACGCCGGGCCGTGCCCGATTCAATAGCAAAATGCACAAAAAGCGCGCGGGTTTACAGCCTGCACGCTTTTCTTGTTTATAGGGGGATTCTATGGACACAGCAATCAAAACCAGCGACCAGCAAGCCACAAACGCTGCACTTGCTGCCCTGGCCGTCACCGGCAACAGCTACGCCCTGGGCCAGCTGTGGGAGCTGAACAAGGGCCTGCTGCGCTCCATGTTCTGGAAGTGGTACCCAGCACACAAGGCCCAGGCAGATGACCACGGCCTGACCGCGGACGATTTCGAGCAAGAGGGCTTCTTTGCTGTCCAGCACGCCGCCCAGACCTACGACCCCGCACAGGGAGCCTTTACCACCTGGCTGACTGCCGCCATGCAGCGCCAGATCCAGCGCACCCTTACCAACGGCCACGCCCGCAACGTGACCGGCGAGGACGGCAAACTGCACACCACCAGCGCCGACCCGCTGAACCACTGCACCAGCCTGGACGTGCCCCTGGACGATGAGGACGGCGGCGCGGCCACACTTGGCGATCTGCAAGAGGACACGACAGCGGCGGCAGAACTTGACGCGGTGGAGGATGAAGTATTCCGGGAACAGCTGCACAGCGCCCTGGAAGAAGCCCTTGCAAAGCTGACCGACCGGGAAGCCGATGTACTGCGCCGCCGGTATTACCAGCAGCAGCCCTTGCGGGAGGTGGGCGAGGCCTACGGCGTGGCATGGAGCCGCGCGCAGCAGGTAGAAAAAGCAGCTATGCGCAAGCTGCGCCGCAATCCGGCGCTGTGCCGGTTTCACGATGAAGTTATACAGCACCATGCATACAGGGGCACAGGCTTTGCAGCATGGCAACACGGCGGCAGCGTAGAAGAACACATAATTGAATACTTGGAAAGTAAAAGCGCCGACCTGTATGCGGTGCGGTAAAAAGTGCTGTACGGCAAAAAGAAAACACCTAAAAACTTACGTTCTTAGGTGCTTTTCTTTGGTGCGGATGAAGGGATTTGAACCCACACTCTTTTAAGGGAACTAGAACCTGAATCTAGCGCGT